TGATCATGTTTGCACTTATCCGTCCCGTACTGATGTCGTTTATTAACAGCGACAAAGTAAAGCGGCTGATCGTTGACCTGCTCCGCAAACTGGCTGAGCAATCTGATAACACTGTTGATGACCAAGCTGTTGATTTCATCGAGCGTGGTCTCTTTGGTGATAAATAATGGACTTAGGAGCCCCTCCGGTATTACCGGTTCTAAGGCTCCCTGAGGCCCTTCAATTACCCCGTCCGGTACTGGAGGTGCCACGAGCCACTTTACCCACCTACAAACCGCTTGTAGTGCCTCCTAACGACCTTCGTCCACCGCCAGGTGTACGTGGTATCAACAGTGAAGAGAAAACGGAGGAGAAACCAGCACCTAAACCTGTACCTCCTCCACCTCCTAAACCACCCCCAGTCCCGTCACAGGTCCGTTACGTCGATATTCCTGGTACTGATATCACTGTACCTTTACCGAGTAACGAGATCTTGGCTACGGCTACAACGACAGCTACTGTTTCCGTTGCAGCCACCCTAACAGCTACTGCTGTGTTCAAACGGACAGTGAGCGTCTTGAAACCAATTATCAAGAAACTACTCTCCCGTAAAAAGAAACATGCACAAGACGAAGAGCTTCCTGAATGAGTTCTTTAGTGAAATCGTTAAAGCACTTGTGCTCGTGTGGAGTGCTGGTGTACTGACAGCTTCCTACATGGGAATGCTACAGAAGATGGATCCTACTTTCGTTGCAAGTCTGCTTAGCGGTACTCTTGCTTCATACGGGATTAGTCGGATGGACACCAAGAAATCTACTTCGGAGCCACCTAAATGAAAAAACTATTTCTATTGCTGCTGTTAGCGGCACCTGCATCGGCACAAACTGTGACTCCTCAGTTTACCCAAGGTAGTATGCAGGCTACCACAACCACCACTCAAACCATCACCGAAACTATCGCAACTGAAGTGTACGGTGGTGCATATTCATCATGGTCTGGAACAAACGTAACACCCAGCACCGATATCACAGATTCTTCGGCTACTTGGTCCGTCCACACCGCTGGAGAACAGTTTCAACTGGAGACTGTGACACGGGCAGCCGGAATTATCGAGACAACCGACATCACTCGAACTATCGACACTACCTCTACTACTACCTCTCTTTCTGTCTTCTCTCAATAGGTCCAGCATTTGCTGAATCTCCTACAGTTAGTAATAACGCTAATCCTATTGCTGCAGCTACAGGTAACGTAACAAACCAAGCAGTACAGTTCCAGAACAATGGTGCTCCTAGTAGACAGCAGTTTACTGGAGGCAATTCTTGTAATGGGACAACAATGACTGTTTCTCCCTTTTACATGGGTAACGATACGCTACCACAAAGCTACACTCGTAATAACAACTATGGTATGCAGCTTAATTTCTCCGTTCCGCTTGACGGTGGGATGATTGAGCAGTGTAAAGCTATTGCTAAACGTCACGAAGAGAAACTTAGATTAGATTACGAATTAGTTCGTGCTCTAAAATGCACCGAGATTATGAAGGCTGGTTTTACGTTCCGTCCTGGGTCTCGTGTAGAGGTACTGTGTCACGACATTGTACCCATTGTCTCTTTGACAAATGAAGAAAAAAGCAACTGAAGACAACTTTAACGAGTTGCACAATCTAGTTACCAAAGAGTTTCTAGCACGTATTAAATCAGGTGAGGCTACCACTCAAGATCTCAAAGCCGCCTGTGATTGGCTTAAGACTAATGACATCTCAGGTGTCGCATACGAAGGTAATCCGCTCGACAAACTTGCCAACGTAATTCCCAAAGTGGATCCTGAACTCGTTCAACAGAGATTGTATGGCACCCCGAAAATCTAGTAATCCTGGTAGAACGGCTAGGTTCTATCGGAATAACCCTGAATCTTATCGTAAAAAGCTTGCTGCTCAAAAGAAAACAAATAGCAAGCCTGGACAAAAAGCATACCGTCGTGAGCTAGCACGAGCACGACGTGCCAATGGCATGATGGGCAAAGGAGGTAAAGACATGTGCCACAACCGTGGTAAACTCCGTCCATGCAATGCAAAACGTAATAGAGCTAAAGGAGGCGGTCAAAAACGATGACCCCTCTCTTCCCAACGCCTGACCATTACTTGTACAACCTAATAGCAATGACCAGCCCTGAAGCAAAACGTATGTGGCGTCAAGCCATTAAGGAACACTTCAACTGTAAATGTGTCTATTGTGGAGAAACTTATGAATTATCTGAACTTACTTTGGATCACGTCCGTCCTCGTTGTCTTGGAGGAGGAGATTTTAATAACGTTGTTCCCGCATGTTTATCATGCAATCAGGCTAAAGGAAGTAAAAATTGGCTCTCGTGGATGAGAGCTACCTTCGGTATTACACCGAGAGAACACCTTATCTTATCTTACATTAAATAATGGCACCTCGTCGTCGTAACAAAACTAATCCTAAGCCTTCTATGCTGACTAATCAGCGTAATAAGCTTAAGGCTCTTAAATTGGAGGCTGGTCCTGGCACTTATAGCGGTCCTAGCTATGGTGAAGGTGCAGGACGCACTCCGCGTATGTCGTTTTTAAAAAATCTTCTCCGTATTGCAGGTCTTACAACAAGAAGTGCTACCCCTGCTGGCGTAGCTGCTATGGTTATGGAGCCTCGTCCTACTGCTGACGGCACTCTTCGTGGTGCTATGCTGCGGGGTGACTACACACCGTCTCAAAACATGCGCGGAGCTGACGAAGGTCTGACCCGTGCTCAGTCATTTGACAAAGCTTTTGCTGCTGCTCGTCGAGCTGGTAAATCTGAATTTACTTGGCGTGGAAAACGCTACAATACTCGCATGGCAGGTGAGTAATGGCTGAAAAGAAAAAAGAAGAAAATGGGTTTATAAACATACCTTTGTTAAAAGATGTGTTGCGAGTTAGTCAAGGTAACCCTTTAGCTCGAACCATTCTTAGGCAACTTCAAGCTGGAACTTTTAAACGACTTTCTTTTGATTCTAATAATTTAGGTGTCAACAGAACGCTTACAATTCCACAAATTAATAGGCGTGTAGCTTTGCAAGTACGTAAACCAACGCTTATGAACGATTTAAAAATGCCTGAAGTAAAAATTTCTTTTACAGATTTATTTGGAAGATTTCCTAGATCAGGTTTAGATGACACAGGTAGAGCTGCTCTTCAGTGGGCTTTATCAGATCAAGCAGATGTTGGACCTAAAGGACGTGCTTCTTATGACTTACAACCACTTGGAACTGGTAGGGCACGTCTTTATCGTAGGTGGTTCCAAGGTTTAAGACGCGGAACAGGCGAACAAGCTCCTGTGTTCCCTTATTCTGCTAATCGTTCAGGCGATAAAACAAAACCAGTGCAACGAGGAGATCGAGCTGGAAACATTTGGCAAAGCAGAAATGCTTTGGGACAGTATGGACCTCAAGTTATTTGGAATCCAAAACAAGGAAAACAAGCTTTACAAGCTTTAGCTGCTGTTCCTCTTCGATTTCAGAGAGCTTCTACTGCTAACCCTTATATTCAAGCAGCAATGTTAGCAGATGATCTTATAGAAGCTACTACAGGTAAACGTACTCTTGAACATTCTAAAGATCAACTTCAACAAACCATTGAAAAAGATAAAACCATTAATTTTGGTCCTCTTTTACCTTTCTAAATGAATAACGTCCTAGAGGCGTTGCGTGGTGATTTCAAGCTGTTTCTTCAGGCTCTGTGGCAGCAGCTTGATCTCCCATCTCCTACCCGCGCACAATACGCCATTGCAGACTACCTACAACACGGTCCTAAACGTCTACAGATCCAAGCTTTCCGAGGAGTCGGTAAATCGTGGATTACTGGAGCCTTCGTTCTATGGACCTTGTTTAAGGACCCGGAGAAAAAAATCATGATTATCTCCGCTTCTAAAGAGCGTGCTGATAACATGTCAATCTTTCTACAAAAACTGATTATTGAAACACCATGGCTGAACCATCTCCAACCGAAGAGCGACGACGCCCGATGGAGCCGGATCTCTTTCGATGTCCAATGCTCACCTCACCAGGCTCCGTCTGTAAAGTCTGTGGGCATTACAG